CAGGAACTATCGTAACAGGTAGAACTTCTAAAGCAAGAGCAAAAGTAGTTGCCTTCAGTTCTGGAACTTTAAAACTTAACGTTGTTTACTTGTCTGGTCAGTTCCAAGCAGGTGAAATTCTTGATGGTTTTGATAGTAATAATATTGCTATTAATGCAATTATTAATGATAGTGTAGGATCTGTTATTGTTGGTTCAAAGGTAGTTACCGAAAATTACTTCATGGAAGTAAATCAAACAGGTTTCATATATGATATTTCAAAAATTGTTCGTAAGAAAGGTGTCGCTGCTCCTGTTAGAAAACTAAAAATTATTGTTGATTACTACAGTCATTCTGCAACTGGTGATTATTTCAGTGGTCAATCATATCTTGATACAACTTACGCTGACATTCCTTTCTTTGGATTCCAATTCCTTGCAGATTACTTAGACTTCAGACCAGGTGCTAAGAACTTGTTTAGTGGAACAGGTACGGTAGCATCTCCTGCGTTTGTAAACTGTTCTACATTTGACTTCAAGTCAAGAGTATTCAATGTATCTGGAACTCCAAATGCTACAGTCTTTGATATTCCAAAATTGAACAGCAATTTCCGTTGTGATTTTGATTGGTATCTACCTAGAATTGATAAAGCATTCGTAACTCCTGATGGTGAGTTCCAAATTATTAAAGGTAAATCTTCTGAAAGACCTCAAGAACCTGATGATTTAAAAGATGGTATGTTACTAGCAACCATATCTCATAAACCATATGGTTTTGATCCACTTGCAGATACAGTTATAGTAAGATCTGATAATAAACGTTACACCATGCGTGACATTGGTGGTCTAGAACGTCGATTAGATCAGGTTGAGTATTATACTTCACTCAATATGCTTGAGACAGATACATTTAATACTCAAATTCTTGATGCTAGTGGTAAGAATCGTTTGAAGAATGGATTTATAGTTGATGATTTTGGAGATCATAGTAAGTCTGATGTAGGACATGAAGATTTTTCTGCATCACTTGACTTCAGACAAGGTTACGCTCGTCCTTCTCATTATACAACTAATGTTCCTCTAGTAATTAATACAACTTTATCAACTAACATTCAACAAACTGGTCCTTTAATTACCTTACCATATACTGAAGAAGCAATTATTAATCAACCATATGCTTCCCGTGTTGAAAACATCAACCCATTTAACGTTTTTACTTACATAGGTCGTATTACTTTAACACCTGGTTCTGATGATTGGTTAGATACTAACAGACTTCCTGCAGCAGTTCAACAGATTGAAGGTGATTTCCAAGCGGTATCATCTGAACTTAATGTTGATCAAAATGGTTTTGCTCCTATTGAATGGGGAGCATGGGAAACCACATGGACTGGTGAAAAAGTTATATCATCAAAAACAGTTAGAAACAAACATTGGTTAGAAGAAGATATTGGTAGATCACCTAGACCTAATGTATGGGGTGGTCGTGGTATGCGTCGTATTAATGTAGTTGAAAAAATTAGAACAACTGAAGAACAAGTAAGAGAAGGTGTTAGAACTCAAGTTATTCCTAGAATTGATCGTCAATCTATGGGTGATTCTATTCTTTCTAGCACATCTATTCCTTGGATTCGTTCTAGAAACGTTGAACTTGACGTTGCTCGTCTAAAACCAAGAACTCGTTTCTATTCATTCTTTGATGGAAAAACAACTATAGATTATATGGTTCCTAAAATTATTGAAATTATTAAAGATCCTACAGTTGATAGTAGAACAAACTCAACTCCTTTTGTTATAGGTGAGACTGTAACTGGTGAGCTCAGTGGATGTAAGTTTAAAGTTGCTGCTCCTGATGATTTCTTTAAATTTAATCCATATGATGATACAACACTTCCTACTTCATATGCATCTACAACTGCATTTTTGAACATCGATACTACTGAACTTTCTAAGCAAGCAATCGGTGATTTCTATGGCAACATGCAAGTTCAAGAAGTATTAGTTGGAACTTCTGGTGCTCGTGCTGTTGTTAAAGATCGTCGTTTAATTTCTGATAGATTTGGTAAGATGAAGGCATCGTTCTTTATTCCTAATCCTGGTCTAGATACAAATCCAAGATGGGCAACAGGAACTAGAACTTTAAGACTTTCTACTTCTGAAACTGATTCACGTTTATCTGGTGCAGTTGAATCTTCTGCTCAGGTCGCTTATGAAGCAAGAGGTACGTTGAATACAGTTCAAGAAAATATCTTGGCAATTCGTAACGCAGAAATAGTTCAAGATACTGTAACTCAAGAACAAACAATTCAAACAACTAGAACTGAGACTAGACAGGTTGGTTGGTATGACCCTCTTGCACAATCATTTATTGTTGATGAAATAGGTGGTCGTTTCCTTACTTCTGTTGATGTTTACTTCTTTAAGAAGGATTCAAATATTCCAGTTTCTATGCAAATCAGAACAATGGAAAATGGTTATCCTACAACAACCATTCTACCTTTCTCTGATGTTACTCTAGAACCTGATTCAGTTCAGTTATCGGAATCTGCTGCAGTTGCAACTAGATTTACATTTGATGCTCCCGTATATATTCCTCAGTCTCAAGAACATTGTTTTGTTCTTCTTTCTGACTCCAACTCATATCAGATTTGGATCTCTAGAATGGGTGAGATTGATATTACAGGTGATAGAACAATTTCTGAACAACCTTATGCAGGTGTTCTATTCAAATCTCAGAACGCGACTACATGGACTGCAGATCAATATGAAGATCTTAAGTTTATTATCAACGCTGCATCATTCAGTAATACTGGACAAACTAAACTTGTATTGAATAATGCCGAACTTGGTAGAGGAAATGGTGGTAAGTTAAATCTTCGTTCTGATGCTATTCAGACATTCCAACCAGAATTGGTTCTTACACTCAACTCAACAACACTACCATACACAGTTGGTTCTCGTATCTATCAAAAGACTACTTTGGCAGAAGGTACGATTACTGCAAGAACTGTAACAGCAGGTGGTGTTCAATTAACTATTAATGATATTAGTGGTAACTGGGCAGCAGGATCTAATACTGGTGGAGTAATTGCTAACCGTGTTGTCTCTTCCAAAACATTAGCAACTATGGTTGTTACTGGTGCTTCTGGTGACTTTACAGTCGGTGAAACAATTACAGGTAATTCTTCTACTGCTCCTACTGCGGAAGTTGTAACTTGGACTACTGGAACAAATACATTGACACTTAAATATGTGTCTTCTGCATTTACTCCATCGTCAGAAACTATTACAGGTTCACTATCAACAAAAACTGCAACAGTTAGCAGTATCACATACAGTGGAGATGCTGTTGAGACTGCTGCAATCCAACCTTCATATCCAACAGGAACACCAACATATTCCACAGGTCAAAGAAAGATTCGTGTTTATCATAGTAATCACTGTATGCACAGTGCATCTAACAATGTGATTATTGAAGGTGCTAAATCTGAAGTTTCTGAAACTGCATTGACTGCATCTATATCTGCTACAGATACTAGCATTGCTGTAAGTGATGCAGGTGCATTCCATAAGATTATCAATGGTGGTGCTATTGGCACAAGTAATGTTGGTTACATTAAGATCAATAATGAAATTATATCTTATAGTGCAATCTCTAGTGATAATAAAACTATTACTGCTCATGAACGTGGTCTTGATGGCACAACTGCTACATCTCACGCAGATGAATCTGTAGTTGAATGTTATAACCTTGATGGTATTCCTCTAACAGAAATTAACAAAACTCATGCAGGAATTGGAAATGTTACTCTAGATTACTATGAAATTTCTACATCTTCTATTGCTAGATTGGGTATTCTAGGTGGCGGACAGACTATTTTTGCAACTCAAAATATTCAATATAATACTCTTGTTCCTCAGATTGAGAGAATGTTACTTCCTAAGACTGATGTTACTGCTAGAATCAATACAATTAGTGGTACGTCTATCAATGATGGAACTACTCTATCTCAAGCATCATTCGCAAATGATGGAGTATTCTCTGATATTATTCTAAGTCAAGATAATGAGTTGATTTCACCACAATTAGTTTGTTCTGCAATCAACGAATCTTCTGAACTTAGCGGTGCTAAGTCCTTTAGAATGGATCTTACAATGACCACTGAGAAGACTACAATTTCTCCTGTTATTGATACAGATAGAATGTCAGTCACTTTAGTATCTAATCGTGTAAATAATCCTGCAGATCCTAATACTGCAAAATTATCAGTTGGTGATGATCACGATGCAGTTTACATTACTAGAACTGCAACCTTAACTAATCCTTCTGGTTCTATCAAACTTTATTTCGCGGGTTATCGCCCACCCAACAGTGAGATTAAGGTGCTATATAGAGTGCGTCCTGTTGGATCTTCTGTTCCTATAGAACAACTGGGATTTGACTTCTTCCCATCTGCAGGATCTAAGATTCCTGCAACTTCAGAAAGAGAGATTTATAGATCTTATGAGTATGAAGTATCTGGTTTGAGTTTCGATCAATATCAAATTAAGGTAGTGTTTGTTTCTCCTAATCAGGCATTAGTGCCAATTATTAAAGATCTTAGAGCAATTGCTCTTGCTGTATAATGAAAGTTCCTGTAAAAGACAAATCAAACTGGTTTAGGGATTCCAATGGGGGTTCCATACAATGTGCTGATCAAACTGTTTATCAGAAATATATGAAAGCACATAAGGCAGAGGAATTAAAAAAACAGGAATTTACTACTTTACAAAATGAAGTTTCTGAGTTAAAATCAGATATGGGTGAAATAAAATCACTCTTACTAACGTTAGTCCAAAACCAAACATCATAATGACTGTTGAAAAAGTATCACAAGAAGAGATGCATTCTCAATTTAAAGAGAGGTATCAAAAGTTGATTGAAGAAAATCAACAACTGTCTGCTAAAATTAAAGAAAATGAGGTGACTGCACTTAAACTGTTGGGTGCTATTGAAACACTAGAGTATTTCAATCCAAAGGAAGAGGAAGAGACCGCTTCTACTCCTCCCGATCCAGTTGCAGCAGAATAATTTGAAGGGGGCACAGTCCCCCTCTTTTTTTAGCATAAATAATAAACGAAGCATAATCTAATCGAGTTGTCGTAACAAATGGCAAATAGAATTCAATTAAGAAGAGGGGGCGCACAGGAATGGGCAAACTCTAACCCGACTCTTGCACAAGGTGAGTTGGGTATAGAACTTGACACAGGTCGTTTTAAGATCGGTGATGGTGTATCTGCATGGAACACTTTAAGGTACGAACGTCCTGTAGAATCTACATCTAACACTGCAAATACTTTAGTTCAAAGAGATGCTGATGGTAACTTCTCTGCAGGTACTATCACTTCAACTGTTATTGGTAACTCATCTACTGCGTCTAGACTTGCTTCATCTAGACAAATCCAACTCTCTAACGAGGTTACTGCTTCTGGTGTATTTGATGGTTCTACTAACTTAAACCTATCTGCTGAATTAGCACTTGTTTCAACTTTACCACATTATGATGGTACATCATCTCCTACAGGAACTTATAATAAAGTAACTGTTGATGCTAAAGGTAGAATAACAAACGCACAAGATTTCACTACTTCTAATAATGGTACTCTTGCTGATTATGGTCTTGACGGAACTAATGAAGGGACATCTGCACAACCATATGATTTAGACTTAATTGCTCTAGCGGGTTTGACCACAACTGGTATGATCTCTAGAACTGCTTCTAATACTGTAGCGACTAGAACTATTACTGGAACTGCCACAAGAATTTCTGTAAGTGAAGGTGCAGGTATATCTGGTAACCCAACCATTGATATGATTACCACTGCTGTTACAGCAGGTAACTATAATACGGAATCCCTGACATCTGTATCTGGTGCAGGTGGATCTGGCGAACCCTTTGGTACGGCTACAGTTAACGCTACTAAATTTACTGTTGATGCCTATGGTAGATTGACAAGTGCAACAAATGTGCCTATCGCTACTGCTGCAGAGGGTAGTAAGTATGCTAGCTATAACGCAGGTACTACTTACGTTAGATATGACATCATTGCTAACGCATCAAAAGTTTACCAAGCCATCACTGGCATTGCTGCAGGTGCAGGTGCACCTACTCATAGTAGCGGTGACTCTGGCGGGTGGAGATATCTCGCTGCCGAAGCAACAGAGCAGAAGGGATTGGCTAGTTTTGCACAAGAAGATTTCGACGTTGACGCGAACGGGCACGTCACGATCGCCACCGCAGGAGTAGATAATACACAACTACAAAATAATAAACTTATTTTCACAGATGGAAATGCTGTTGAAAATTTTGAATTAGATAACGAACTTACAACTTCTACCGCCAATACTGGTTTTAATAAATTAAACTTTATTAAAATCAATAATACTTCTGGCGGTTTACTATTTTCTGCTAATAATACTGGTGATAGTGGTGCAGGTGAGATCGATGTAAACGTACGTTCTTACTTTAGCGATCCTGATATCACTTTAGATGGTTCAGTTGCACAGACTTTAGATAAAACTGGTGATGGTAATTTAACATTCCAGACTACACAGAACTCATCTTCTGCTAGAACATTAAGTATTTTAGCAACCAACTCTGGTTCTGGTAATAGTGGTGTTGTAGTAACTGCAGAGAATACAGTTACAATCACTGCATCAGATGCTGCAGGTAAAGTACAAGTAGAAGACATATATTTCCAAGGAGATTACATTGCTTCCTCTGCTGCTACCATGATCCTAGATCCTGGTGATGATAGAGCAACCAGTGGTAAAGTTCAAATAATGGGAGATCTACAGGTAGATGGAACGACTACAACAATTAATTCAACAGTTACAACAATTGATGATCCCATTATTACTCTTGGTGGTGATACTGCTCCAGGCAGTGATGACAATAAAGATCGTGGAGTTGAATTCAGATATTACGACGATCAAGCAAGACTTGGATTCTTTGGCTACGATGATAGCTACACAGACCTTGGAGGACATGTCGGAGGATTTACATTCCTACACAACGCCACGAACACTTCAGAGGTCTTTAGCGGAACAGCGAGTGGTATAACTGCAGGTAACTTAAAACTTACAACAAATACAAACTCAACATCTAATA